GTTCGCATTTTTACGACTGTTTGGGCTGAAGGATCCGTTCTTGATGTGTCTTTTGACCCTTGGGAACGTTACTTTGATTCGGCTTCAATCAAAAAGAAGACGGATAACTATTCTCTTCTTCATTGCAAATTGAAATTGAAAATCATGATCAATGCCTCACCATTTTACTACGGTGCTGCGATTGTAACATACAATCCTTTGTTCGCTTTCAATCCTTTCAATATTCCCGCATCTACTTCTGATGCGCAAATCATACCTCTCTCTCAGCGACCCAATATCTGGATTTATCCTCAGGATTCGCAAGGAGGAGAAATGACTCTCCCTTTCTTCTACTACAAGAATTGGCTTGATCTTACATCCAATGGTGAATTCAGAACCATGGGTAAGATTTCCATTGATTCTGTAGGCGATCTTTTGAACGCCAACTCTGTCTCTGGAGAAGCTGTCAGTATTCAGGTTTACGCCTGGGCTGAAGATGTCAAACTTGCTGGTCCAACGACCAAGCTCTCTCAACAATCTTCCACTGTTAGTATCAAGTCAAAGAAGAGTTCCAAAGTCTCCCGTTCAAAGGGTGTCAATGGGGCTCCTCCTTCTCTCAAGAAAAAGACGAAAGGTGATACTCCGGCCATCAAATCTGGTGGCAATCGTCTCTCTCGAATGAATCAAGGATTCAAAGATGAATACGGCAAAGGTATCGTTTCAACTACAGCTTCTGCTGTAGCTGCTGCTTCTGGTGCACTTACAACAGTGCCCATTATCGGTCCCTTTATGACAGCGACTTCTTTTGTCGCCAATGCCGCTTCTTCTGTTGCCAACTTCTTTGGTTGGTCCAATCCTCCTGTCGTTTCCGATGTGCAACCTTTCAAGGATGTGCCCTTTCATGCTTTGGCATCATCCGAGATATCCACACCGATTGAGAAACTTTCTTACGATCCCAAGACTGAATTGTGTGTCGACTCACGTACCGTGGGACTCGATGGTACAGATGAGTTATCTATGGAATCTTTTGTCACTCGAGAATCGTACATTTACAACTTCTCGTGGCCAGCCGCCAGTGCGGCTGATTCGCTTTTGTTCTCATCACTTGTCACACCACACATGTGTGACTCTAATAATGAACCATCAAACGCTACTTATGGTGTTCCCATGGCATATCTGACACGAATGTTCAGATTTTGGCATGGTGATATCATTTTCCGATTCCGGATCATTGCTTCCCAATATCATCGAGGAAAATTTCGAATTTCTTGGGATCCAAAGACCAACATTGATGACGTACCTGATACTGAATCAGTTACTTTTACTCAAACTTTCGACATCACTGAGGACAATGATATTGAAATTCGCATCCCTTGGATGTCACCAACAACGTGGCTCAAGTGTGATACCGATCCTTACAATACTCGAAACTTCGGACCCAGATCTCCATCTTGGGAAGAAGGATCTTTCAACGGCTGTCTCAACTTTCGAGTTTTGACAAAACAGACCTCCCCTGTCGCTTCTGCAGACATTCGAGTTCTTGTTTTCGTTCGCGGAGGTGATAATCTTACTTTTGCGAATCCGACTGCCATCTCTCCTCTTCTATCACACTTTCCTGTTCCACTTCGGAATCAGTCAGGTGAGGTTTTACTTAACCCCACTATAACTGAGGATAATGTGACTGTGAGTGCAATGGCTGATACCAAAGACGAAATAGAGTCCACCTACCTTGTATATATGGGTGAACCTATTATGTCACTCAGGACATGTTTACGTCGGACGGTTTTGCACCGTATTTTTGGTTTTGACACTGAAACAGTTCTTGTAAATCTTTCTACAAAAATTGTCCAAGGTCGCTACCCCGTCGATTACGGATATGATCCTAATGGTATTCACTACGCTGTTCTTTCAGCCGGAGATAATGACGTTAGACGATTCAATTTCGTTAATCACACACCCATGACATGGTTGGCACCGTGTTTCAAGGGTCAACGTGGTGCTGTCTCCTGGCGTGTCAACTTCAATGGCAACGAATTTGTCAATTCCATGAACATTGTTCGTCTACCTCTCAAAGCTCGCTCTCCTGGCAATGCTATGGATACATATGCTGCTGCAGTCAGGACCAAGTGGACTCAGCCCGCCGAGCTTTTCAAAGAAGACACTGTCCAAGGTAATGCTGGTGTGCATCTTACCAATCAAAAGACTCAATCTGGTTGTGCTGCGAGTGTACCAATGTACTCTCGCTTCAGAATGACCAACACCAACCCCAATACTCTAGTCAGAGGTTCAGCTATTGATGAATCTAACGTTGACTCTATGGGTATTGTTGTAAAAATGCATCCATCTACAACCAATGATGCCAATACCAATAGTATTGAAATATATACTAGTGCTGGAATAGACTACACGATGTTCTTCTTTTTGAATGTCCCACCTGTGTATACTTACGCTGCTATTCCACAACCAGCTCAACCACCGAGCTAAAACTCCTGAAGAGGAGTCTAAATATATACTAATATCACGTGCGCGGTGCGTGGTTGCCTACCCATTGTCGTGGGGAAAAGTTCTACATCATGCTTGAATGTACCCTTTTCCCCTGGTAGGAACGTCGATCTGATTTGTTAACACTATTATAGTGTACATAAGTCATTTCGGGTGACTTGTGTCACTATAGTCGCGTCCTTTACAAATATTTCTT